GCATTAGATGCTAATGCCGCATGAATATCGCGTTTCATTGCGATAATCTCAATAGTCTTTTGCATTATGTTCTCGCTGTTTTTCATCGTCGATTTTATTTAGGTTGTTTAATTGTTCGGCAATGTGCTTCCCCACTGCCACGGGGTCGAATAAGGGCAATCCGTCCCTCATTATGTGTGGTATGTAGCCATCTGCGGCCCAGAGAGCAACAACGGCTGGAGGCAGTTTCAAGTCGTCTGCCATCTCATGCAAGCTAAAAAGTCGGATCACGCTATTTTTTCTTTTGGGGTTTCTTCATTTTCGGTTGCGTCCGTGTGTTTTTTTAGCTTGTAGGTTATAAAGCAATCTTTAGATTCCTTCCCGCCCAACATCAGCTCTGCGTCCTCGTCGGAAATGGGTAGAAAGTCGTGGTTGTAAACATTCCGCTGGATACTTTTAACCGTTGGCTCAAAGTTGTTTGGGCCAGCTATGCACATCCATTCATTTTCTGGACATAGCCTCATGACGCAGTGAGGGTTGAATCTCTCCAATTTTCCTTTGGTTTCGGGCGCGTTTTTAGCGATCCGAAGGCACTCTTGGCATATTCTCTTTTTATTCATTTCCGTCATTTTCGGGTTTAGCCTCATTCACAAGTCTTTTGAGCGTCTCCCGCACCTTGTCGGCAAAGCGGTCGTCATGCTCGATCAGAAACCGAACCCGTTCCCGTGCGTGGATAATCGCCCCGTGATGCCGGTCGAGTCGGTAGCCTGTTTCCTGCAAGCTGTGGTTCTCGCTCCAGATTGTGGCCACCAGTTGCCTAGGCTCAACCCACCGCGCAAAGCGTGACCGGCAAAGGATCTGCTCGGGCGTGACGGAAAAGACATCAGCCACAATGCGAACAAGGAACGCAAACTTGTCCGCTTCTGTGTCCTCATAGAGTTTCCAATTTACTTTCATGCCGCGCCCCCTTTCGGGTTGTCGTCTTCGTGGATCAAATAGGCCGCCCAGACTGCAACGGAAAGCAGGGACGATCCGTAAAAAGCCCACATTTTCCACTTTGTCGGGGCTTCGAATAGCGAATCCACGAACAGGAAAAGAAACAAGTGGCCGAAGATGGCCGCCGCCAGGATTGCTTGCTTTTTCATGCTGCCCCCCTTTCCAACCTTCGGCTTGTCCAAAGTAGTTTGGCAAACTCTCTGCGTTCAATTTGGATTCCATTGCACCCGATCATAAGGATACAGTGTTTCATGTGAATGCCCTTGTCGGTTATGATGTTGACGCGCTCCCCGTAAAACGGGCTTTCTATGATGTATGAGCGGCTTCTGCTGTCTAATTTTTTAGATGTTATTTTCATAGTTTTGTTTTGTTTTTGTTTCGTTTGTTATTCCATAGACCAGTCAACATCGTCAGTCGGCGGGTCAAGGTGTTTTCGCTCCCATAGGGTCTCCAATCGGTGCAGGTCGATGCCAAGGCATGCCAAGACATCAGCGAATGTTTCCGCGTCGATGTTGCAAAGCGCGGCCTTGTCGTTTGCGTGGTATTCCATGAGCAACGGAAACATTTCGTGATCTTCGTGGTGGTCGATGTCATCCGCCGCTTTTTGGATGCATTCAAGCACCCAGGGCGCATCCTCAATCGCCACCCCATCGCGCATGATTGCCAGCAGGGCATCGTTTTCCCATTGTGGCCGGCTCATGCTTTGCCTCCTTTCGCCTTGGCAAGTGCATTTTCTGCAATCTCATGACAGACGCGGCAAAGATCGGCCAGGTTTTCCCGCTGCATGTCCACGCTTGCGGGTGATAGGCCAACGGCTAGGGATTCCAACGCGGCGAGCATGTCGGGCGCGGCAGCTATCAAACGGGCGTTTGCCTTGGCTTCATCCGTTCCAACTTCACCGCATGCGCCAGGTATATCGCAACCTTGGCAATCGGCGACAATCCTGCCGTGTTTATCTGTAATATGCGCCCCGTCCCAATCCTCACCCGTGGCGTACATCCAAGGCCCGTCTGTGTGTGTGTGTGTGTTCATCGTTTCGGTGGGTTAGGGTTAGGCGTTGCGGGCGATTAGAGCGGCAGCTTGTGAAAGGCAGCGGGCTTGGCAATCGAGCCATGACTCGCGGGCATTAGGGGCAAGCTCTCCGCCCCGCTTGCGTTTAAGTTCAGATGGCGAGCAAACGCGCTCAGCGATTTCTGCGTCATAAATAAGCGAGCATCCACCGAAACTGTAGGCTCTCCAATTTTCCGCGCCATTAAGCAAGCCGACGGCGCGATATTCACCCTCCAATCCATCCAAAAGCTCCAAGGCATAGGATTTGACCGCTTTGCTCCATGCACTGCGCGGGTTTGTGGATTCGATTGCGTTTTTGATCTCGTTCTTTGTTTTCATCGTTGCTTGTTTTCTATTTTTTAAGGTTGAATCAGGTTTGCCATGCTCCGCTGGTCGCGTCGGGGTTAAGATATTGGCACTTGCTAGCAATGCAAGCGGATTTTTGATTTATTTTTGGAGGTTCAAAGGCTCACTTGCGCGGATTCGCATTTCAACATCAGACGGGCCGCCAAAGGCTCCACTTGTCACGGCAACGCCAAGGGCAATCGATGCCACAAGGGCAATGGCAAGGGAAAGGTCACGGATCATGCAACCCCCTTTCTGTAAAGGGTCATTGAGCCATTTACCCAATTGACCATGAAATCCACACCGAGGTGGCGAGCCATTAACCTAGAAACCGCTTCTCTTTCGGAAAAGGCAAAAGCGGCATCGTTTTCCATCACCGCGAGAAAACCAATTTGGCGAGTAAGAGGGTCAATTTCTTTTTTAATCGTAATGCTCATGCCACGCTCCCTTCCATGATTGCGTTCACGACTCCACGCTGTTCCGTGAGTTGGTCAACCGATGTAGGCTCTCCGTGAACCTCCCGAACGAATGCCGTGATTGTTGGTCGGTCTTTGTGGTAGATGCGTCCTAGGTCAATCAATTCACGGAGGGTCAAACCCGTCCAGTTTTTATGTTCCATCGTTGCTTTAATCATCGTTGTTTGTTTCGTTGTCATATCGTTGCTTTGTTTGGTTTTGTTATTCGTATTCCCCGAAATAGGACTCCGCGAAATCCGCCCCCATAAGTGAAGCGCAAATTGACTTCATGCGCTCGAATGCGTCTCTGTGAGCCTTGTCGCCAAAGCGTGAGCCTTGTTGGATTGTCTGCTGTTCTTTGATCTCTGGAAGACCCCAGAAGTCGCGTTGCGTGATTTGTTCCGTTGTCATGTTCGTTTTTGGTTTGGTTAGGCAAGGATCTTATGGTCTTCGATTGAATCGGAGATCTCGGATAGGGCTTGCATCAATCCATCAAGATGACGCGATGCGAATTCATAATCATCCGTCCAATCTGGAAGCGATTCCATGAATTCAATCTGATTGTCAATCTCACGCTCGAGTGACTCCGCGTCGCGTTTCAGTCTTTCCAATTTCGTTGTCATTGTATCGTTGGTTATTGTTATGCGTTGCGCTCGCAACTGGTGAGACAATCTCACAACGGGAAAGGATTGCCAACAAAATTTGCCAATATCTCAAAAATATATTTCAACTTTATGCTTGCCAACTCACCAAACCATTTAAAACAAGGCATTTCCCTCAATCACAAGCCATGGAAAAACTTTCAATCCAAGGCCAAACTTTCAGCCCGTGAGACAAGCGAAACGCTAGGGAGCCAAACATCCAAGCGTCTAGAGCTTCCCATTAAGGGTGAGGGTGAAGCAAGGAAGGAAGGAAGAAGAAGAAGCAAAGGGAAGAACCAAAGGCATCAGAATATCCATTCCATCACTTGAAAGAAGCAATCACCGCGCTTGAATCATGATCGAGGCTTGTCGAATGAATAACCTTGTTTGAGGTCGTGCGCACATCCCGTTAGGACGTGATGGCTTACGTAAGGGGGTTACGCCTGTAGCGTATTATAGTCATGTCGCTAAATCCGTCAAGCTTTTTTATTGTTCACACTTGCTGGCAATCATGCCACGACCACAACCTATGCCACACGCCAGGACAATACCTTACTAATCCACTACAGATTGTATGCTCTAACCTTAGCGCGTTAGTCATGAATCCGGCGATGATCACACGAACACTAGCCAAGAGAACGCTATTCACACGAACAATGCTCACTTGAACACCAGCCAGGCACGGGGGGAGGGGGTCGAGTCGGAAATTATTTTTATTATTGCCATCCATTATCCCCCCCACAAAAATTCTTACAATTGGGCAGTTACCTACTATTGGAGATTGTTGGTGTGGTTCTGCGTTAGTGGGTTGGTTCCCGTTTGGGGTTATTTGGGGATAGGTCTAGTGTATTGTGCTTAAATGTGCCAGATAGGTAATTTTTCGCAAAAAGCGAGTATTATTTGTCATGTGGTTTGTGGTTGACAGGATGTGGTGTATTGTGGTAATTGGTTGGTTGAGCGCGAGATGGACTTGTGCTTAGAAACTTATTTATATTATGCCTAGAGGCGATTCATACGACCTGCAAGGTCAAGGCGGTGGACAAGTGTACAATGCTGGTAACAGTGCTGTAGGCCCGTTCCGTTGGGTTCAGTTTGTGAATGACACGGTGTTGAGTGCAATTTCTGCGCCTAACCTTACGGATTCTGGTTCCAAGTTGATTACCATTACGATCCCTGCTGGGTTCGGCCTTGGTGGTACGATCAACAGCTTTACCGTGACTTCTGGTACTGTTATTGGTTACCGCGCATAATGTCGCAGTTCCGATCCACTGGTGGGTTAGATGACTCGATTGCCGATGCTGGTGATCGTGGTTTCTATGGTGTTAACCGTAGATTGCAGCTTAACCAGTTACAGAAAGGCGAAGTTAGGGAGAGCCTTAACGGGCGGATGGAGGGTTACTGGAAGCCTCGTAAGGCAGTTATTGCCCAGAAGACCAGCTTGACTACTGCAGGCACTCCGTTGAGGTTGCCGTTCTACACCATTGATACGAGCAAGAGCATTACGGCTGCATCGGTTACGGCTGGAGTTTTAAGCCTTACAATTACTGGTCATGGGTTTGCTGCTGGAACTAGTGGTTACGCTACTATTTCTGGACTTGCTGGCAATGTTACGATTGATGGTGTGCGTGAGTTGACTTATGTTAATTCTAACACAATGAGCTGCGTTGTGACTGGCTTGACAACCATCAGTGACCAGACAGGAATTCTTAGCGCAACCTTGATCAACGACAATGTGGTGTCTGACATTCGCGCGTCTTGTTTGTTCAGCAATCCAAATGAAAGCAATAAGGAGTATATCCTTGTGGCGACTAATGCTGAGGTTAAGAAGATCGAGGTGTCCAAGCTAGCGGATGCTGGTACGGCTGGGGTTACAGATTTGACCTTCCCTACTGGTATTACTTTGGATGCCGGAGTTGAGGTTTCGATGCTACAGGTCTTTGATAAGGTAATTATCTTTCGTGGTGGTCAGTCTGCATTGCAATGGGATGGAGTTAGCACCCAGTTCTACAAGGTTCCGGGTGGCCCGTACCAAGCAGGAAAGGACTACACTAAAAACAACAACATTGTAATCTCAGATGGCATTGCCACAATCACCATAGATGCCGGAGACCTACAGGCATCCACTGGAATTGCAAAGGGTGTTGGGATTTCTTATGATATTTCTAGCGCAACCGCTGGGACAAACATCGTCACCATTGTAACATCAACAGCCCACGGGTTGACGACTGGGGACTCCGTGTTAATTAGCGGGATAACACAATCTGCTGAGCCAGATCCCAACGGTGTTCGTGTGGTCACGGTTACCAATACCACCACTTTTACAATTCCTCTGACTGGGGCTACTGGCACATACACTGTTACTGGAGCTACGGTTCGCAAGGCAAGCAACACCATAATGTTTCCTGCATTTTTCGATGATGGGTTTATTCCGTCTCCAGTTGACGATTTCTACAATAATGCAACGCTTTCGATTTCTGCAGCCACAAGAACAATTAATGACTATAATGGTTCTACCAAAGTTGCGACATTAGCGACTGGTTCATTTTTTCCTGATACCGAGTACGCATTTACGGCACTTCAAGATAATCCATTTTCCATTGGACAATCATTAAGGCTCACCCAGACATCAACAGCATTTAAGGTCTTAAATGTTGGCGATATTCTCAATGTGTCTGCCATTCCAACATACGACACTTGGCGGTTCTTTACGAGCGAACCAGATGTGTCGTCGCATACTATCCACTATTCCCAGCAGGAGTCTATTGGCCTTGGATTCTCCTACATGCCAGGCCCACCTTGGGCAACCTACTTCCAACGCCGCCTGTGGGTTCCATACCTGTACGAAAATGGTGGTACATTGACTTCATCGACCTATACAAATCGTGGAATCTCCGATGAGATCATCGCGTCCGACATTTTAGACAGCAATACCTATGATCGGGTGCTGAACCAGTTCCGTATTTCTGGCGGGACGGCAGATTATGTGGTTGCGATGCACGGATTTTACGACGATGCGTTGGTGGTAATGAACCGCAACAGCATTCATGCGGTTGTTGGCACTCAAGGGAGTCTTGCCGACACCGTGGTTAAAGAACTCACTAGCGAAGTTGGATGTTTGGCCCGCAAATCAGTGGTGATGCAGGCCAACAATCTTCTGTTTCTGTCTGACAATGGGGTTTACGCTCTCACCTTCCTTAATGATTACAACCTTCGTGGAACGGAAGAACCTCTCTCCAAGAACATACAGCCGTATATTGACCGCATAAACTCCAGACTAGCTGGAAACGCTACTGCGGTTTACTACGATAATCGATATTACCTTGCAGTCCCGCTTGATTCCGTAGTTGGTGCTGACGACGCACAGGGAAATAACGCTATTCTGGTGTTTAACTTCCTTAATAAGGGCTGGGAGTCGCTCGACACCTATGGTAGCTCTGGGTTTTTGATTACAGACTTTGTAACTGCTGGTGCTGGGGTGAGAAACGACCTTTATGCTGTGTCATCTAGCGGTGGAATCCACAAGATGGAGGCTGCAGATTCTCAAAATGACAGCATTTCCGCAGAGTTTGGTAGCACAACCATTGATGTTGAGCCTATTAACTCGTCTTTAACCACCCGTGGGTACGATTTTGGGACACAAGAGCGCAAGAGGTTTACGGATTTCCAGACGCAGATGCAATCTTTCCCTGCTGGGTCACCATCTACCTTTAATGTTTCGTTTTCAACCGAAGATCCAGACAATGCTTTCCCGATAGGTAGCACTAACGAGTTAATTGGTGACTTGTCTAACACTGATCAAGAGGAGGAAACTGCAAATGTTAGGGGTCGCCTTGGAGGTCTACGCGGATATACAGGAACAATGATCTTGACAAGGACTAGCGGTTCCCCCAAGGTACATTCAGTTAAAATATCTGGAGCCGTTTCCAATAGAGCAATTATATCACAGAAATAATTTATGCCAGTCGTTGATACAACAAATCCGTTCTCAAACAATGAGCAGATTACATCTACCAAGCTCAACAACATCATGGACAATTCGTTTTTTGTCTCTGGTGCTGTTGTACCCGGTCAAGGATTGCAGGTTACCGCTGGTGGCCAAATGCAAATTGGAGATGGAGCAGTAACTCCGGGGAAGTTATCAAATTCGGATTTTGGAGATTTTACTGTTTCTAGTGGCGTGGCGACTATTGATAATAATGCAATCACCAATACTAAAATCGAAGACGGAGCAGTGACCAACACTAAGATTGCTAATGGCTCAGTTGGATTCAACAAACTCTTAGATAACGCAGTTGGTACAGTTAAAATTCAAGATAACGCGATTACCGCGCCAAAACTAAGCGGAGCACAAACTGGATCAGCTCCAATCTATGGTGTTAGGGCATGGGTTAATTTTAACGGACAAGCAAACACTGACATTGCTGGCACATATTCAAGAACAAGTTCAACAACCGTTACCATTACAGCAACCGCACACGGGTTGATTGCTGGTAACGCGGTTTATCTTGACTTTACAGTATCAACTGGAACTGCGCCATTTGATGGTTTGTATTTAGTTAATTCCGTCACTGACGCAAACACATTCACAGTGATTAGTTCAACAACGACAACATCTACTGGTACGGCAACGCTCAAAAGAAAAACAATCCGTGGATCTGGTAATATTTCTAACGTTTCCGATGCTTATTCTGGAGCAAATCCAGCAAACCCACCAACATCAAACCAAGCAATAGGAGCGGGTTTTTATGTTGTCAATTTTTCAACTGCAATGCCAGATTCTAACCTTGCTGTATCTGGGGCATGTAATGAAACTGGAGTTTTTTCGGCATCTAATGCAAACAGGATACTTACTGGATTCAGTTACAACGAAAAGTGCTCATTTATTATCTCCATCAGTGGAGGTGGAACGGCTATAGATTGCTTGCACAATAGCGTTCAAATCATTAGATGAATCAGCACCTAGCCAAAGCAATAGCAACTTATGAACAAGAATGTATCGACTTCCAACAACTTCTCACATGGCACTTGTGTCATGGCATTGTTGTTTGCGATATGGATTGTTTTGCTATTGGCTTTAGTTCGTTCAGCAAAAACCCAACTCAAGCAGTCCATGTCGATGATGGGGACACCCTGTTTGTCACGTTCTCAACAGGAGACATGCGCGGAGCATTATCCAAATACATTCAAAATTACGACTTTATTGCATTCCAACGCAGCTTCAAAGGTAGCGACCGCGTAAGAATCCACGACATCTACAAGTTTTATTCAAAGTTAAAAGAAAGTTAATCCAATGGGAAGTAAGCCTAAATCAGTACGCGCTCCAAAAGTAAACTATTCCGAAGATATTAGTTCGTTATTGTCGGCATTCCAGAGTGCAATGCCCGGAATTTTGTCATTTGAGCAACAATATCGCCCAGAATTTCAAAGGCAAAACCTTGCTGATGTCTCCCAGTTTGGACTGGGATTGCTTGGGATGAATCCACAGTTTACCCAACAAACAGCGCAGCAACTTGGGGCCGCCCGTGAGGCTGAACTTGGTCAGATGACAGGTCAGGCTGGGCTTACTCGTGGATTAATGGCGGGTCTATCACCAGAACAGGCCAGCGCGGTGCAACAAGCTCAACAGGAGTCACAGCGAGCATATGCCGCTGCACAAGGTGTTACTCCAGAACAACAACGCATGTACCAGCAAACCGCTAGAGAGGGCGCACAAGCCGCTGGTCGTATTGGTGGAAATGCTGCTATCGCTTCTGAGATAATGGGCCGTGAGGATGTTATGGCACGGAAGCGCGCAGAAGCAGCACAAGCAGGGCAACAAGCGTTTAATCTTGCTGGACAATTCTACACCGCACCCGGACTCCAGCTTCTTGGCAGCCAACCTCTCTCGTATCAAGTTGGCAACCAAATGATGGGCCTTGGACTTGACGCAATCGGTGCTGGTAAGCCCCAGCTGTTTGATGTTGGATCTGCACTCAACCTTGGTGCTGCTCAAAGGCAGAATATTGTGAATGCACAAGCGGCCAACGCGCAGGCACAAGCATCCTACTCATCTGGTTTGTTTGGAGGACTGGGCGCACTCGGTGGAGGTGCGGCAATGGGGCTTGGAACATTTATGGCATCAGATAGAAGGCTTAAAACCGACATCGAAAAAGTTGGAAAGACTGATGCCGGACTTCCCATCTACACCTATAAATACAAGGGGGACAATAAGACCCAAATGGGTGTTATGGCTCAAGATGTTGAGAAGAAAACACCGAAAGCAGTTAAGGAAGTTGGTGGATTCAAAGCAGTAAATTACGCACTCGTTAAATAATATGCCATACGGACAAGGACAGATGCTAGGAGCGGGTGTAGACCCACGGATGTTTGTGCAGGATTACTCTGGCTTCACAAGGGCTGCGGAGATCCAAGCACAGGGGATGCAGAATTTGGGAGCTGGTATTGGGCAAGCAGTTGCTCAAGTTGGAGATTACTTCAAGCAGCAAAAGGAAAAGGCTAAGTCTGTTGACACAGCAAGCCGTATTGCTGGATTGCTTGAAGCTAAAGCCCCAGACCTTGTCCCTGGGATTGGACAACTTAAAGCCACGCTTGACGACCAAGAGATACCATTGTCTAAACGGATTGCTGCTGCTGAATCATTGTTTGGAACAATGAAGACTGGGTTTGAGGTTCAGCAACTTATCAACCAAAACGCAATGATGGACTTGCGCCAGCAAAAGTTCGCAATGAAATCTGGTGGTGGAGGATCATCTGGTGGATCTGGTGGAGGCGTTTCTTCTGGAGGTGGTGGTGCGTCAGTTCAAAGCAGCGGTGGAAATGATTACTTTGGTTTCTAAATAACAAAACAATGCCAATTTCTGAAATGTTACCACAAGGGTCAGCGGCCTACGCTGATGCGGTTAAAATGGATCGCATACTTCAACAAGCCCGCGAGGCACAAATGAATGTTGATGCAGACGCGATTGAAGCTGCGGCCATACAAGCCATTAATGCCGCTAAAAATTCACCGATTGGATCGAAGGAAAGAAAGAATGCTGCTTCTATTTTTACCAAACTGAACTCAAGGGCTAATAGTCTTGTAGGAGACATTCAGAAAAACAGGGAGCGGCTAAAAGAAGAACAATCAAATGCCGCTCGTATTCAGGGCGCATCAGCATTGTTTGAGTCAAAGGTCAATGAGGCCCAAAAAAGCGGAAGACAAACAGATCCAAATCTCATAACCGCTGCCAGAAATCTTATTGGAGCTGGTCAGATTGATCAAGCAACTAAGATTGAAGAAGCGTTGTTTGGCCAACCTGTTTCCACATCTGAACAAGTTAGCCGAATGGAGCTTGAGTCAAAAATAGAAGAGAAGGATCTTAAAAAAGCCGAAGCAGAAAATACTTATTACTCTATTCAAACAGAAAGAGAAAAAATTAAGAATCTTTTGGCGTCTGACCTAAGTGATGTTGTAGGCCCAACGGAGCCAGTAGCTAGATTTGGCCGTGCTGTGGCATCAGAAATGGGTGCTGAATGGGCGCAAAAGAACCAATCGCTAATTAAAGATGCCCTTATGGTTACTACAAGCGATGTTCTAAAAAACGTTCGCGCTCTTGCACCAGTAACTGAGCAAGATAGAAAGTTCATATCCAAAATGACTGTTCCAGTTGAAACGGATAATACTCAAATCTGGAAGGACTATCTTGAAGAGAAGTATCAAGTTCTTGGTAGGGCTGAGAAAAACTTAAATAAGAAATATAATATCTCTGGAACTGTTGAAGAGGATCAACAAAAAACTCAACAAAATAAGCCGCAGACGGCTACGCAAAAACTTAGAGGGCGACTTCAATAAATAATTAAATGGCAACTCCAGAAGAAGAGAAGGCAGATCCAGAAATCAGCAAGCTCGAAAGGGATGCTATTTTTGAGTACCTTGACCAAGAGAAGGCAAACCTAGAAGCTCAGAAGCAATCTTACGAGTCGGTTAGTGATGTTGTAACTCAGCCAGACCCTAACGACATTCGTTTTACTAGTCCTGCGTTTGCAGAGCTTCACACTCCGAAAGAATACCAAATTCCAGAGTTCACCACGGAAGAGGGCATGAAGGCCCGTGGACTTCTGGATCAAGATGGGAATGCTACACAACTTGGCGAGGACTACATTCTTTTGGAGGATCGTGGTCTAGTTAAGGATGGTGCATTGACTACCAAAGGCGAGGCTTTCACAACAAGTCTAGACGATCTTACCGATCCCTCCGCTTATCTGGATGGTGGAATGAGCGATGATGCCATTGATCCTAAAAAAGCTGAGTTGTACGCAATACGCAAAAAAAGCGGAATTGACGCAGAACCAGAGCGAACATGGACAGAAGCGTTCAAAGAATTTAGTGAAGGAGCTGTAGCTATTGGTAAGGGCATTGGTCAAATCGTTACTCCACCCATTGCTAGTTTGTCTGAATCAGAGACAATAAAGCAAGCGTACGAAAAAGACATCGCAAAGAAAGCTGAAGCAATTGATTCAATTCTTGAGACTGCGGTAACAAGCGGAGCTAAATTAACTAGGTTTATTGATAGGCAAAGACTTAACGCAGCCGTATCAATGGGAAATATTCCTCAAGAACAAGCTGATGAGTTAAATAAAAAAAGGGACTACAAGCTTGCACTTATTGAAAGATCCCAAAAAGACATGGATGCGGTTGAAACCGCAAGTTTGATTGGGGCTGGGGAACAGGTTCTTCAAGCACAAGAGTCAGCAAAATCTCAATATGTAGCTGAACTTGGAGAAGAGCAAGGTCTTAAAAAATACGAGGAAGACATTAACAGTGTTCGCGCTGCCGCAAGTCTTCCAGCAGATGTTCCGGGCATTGCTGTAGGTTTGGCTACGGCTGGACTTGGAGCTGGCGTTAATATTATTAGAACCGTCCGTAAAGCAAACCAAGCAAAAAGGGGGATTGAGATCGTTAATTATGGTCGTGAACTTAATGCAGCTAGATCTAGCGTTTTAGCTGATGTTGCAAGACTATCTGATGAGGCTTCGGTTGTATCTGGACAACTTGACGATGCACTTCGTATTGGAGCTACAGAGAAAGCAACAGAACTAACTAGGAGGCTGGATGACCTAACGACTCAGTCGCAAGCAGTTCAAACCCGCCTTGGCATTATTGATGACGGCATCCAGAATGTAAGTAAGACTGCGAATCAGCTTGAGATTGGTTTGGATACAGCTAAAACAGCAGGTGACGCTGTTCGAGCTGTGGCATCTGGCGCGACCAAAGGTTTATCAAATGGTGCTGAAAAACTTGGGAATGGTGTTGCTGCTGTTAATGGATTTCTAAAGAAAGTTGAAAGAAGCGTTCTTAGGTACAGAATACCGTCCCTAATTGCTACTGGACTTGCTATTCCGTTCCACCAAGCTATTGGTGTGTACATGGGGGCTAGGGTTGGTCTTATTGCCGCTGTCCCTGCTCTGCGCAAGATGTCAAAATTTGGTAATGCGGTTAGCGAGGAACTTTTGGAAAGAAGTAGCTCAACGCCGTTCTTCCGCCGCTTGGCCGCAAACGAAAGTGTTGGCGGTATTGGTCGCGCTGTGGCTACACTTGGTGATTACTCCACGCCGCTAGTGCGAGGGTTTGCGAGCATGGCTAAAGGGGCTGCTCAAGCCGCTCCTGCTACATTCTCATACAACGCGATTAACTCCCAAGGCATTGACGAAAACACGCTTAAATACGCTGCCCGTGATGCATTGGTGTTTGGTGGTCTTGGGAGAGTTATTGGTGGAAAGAAGGACATGGAGCAGGTCAACATTGACCAGATGACCAACTATCGGAATAAGCTAGATGCTGACCAAATAGCCGTGTTCGATGGACTAAAAGATCGTGACTTTAGATATGCGCTTTCCAATATTGATGCGGCATACCCAGGATCGTTCAAGTGGGAAATCAACACTACTGGCAACAACAAGTTTGACCCTGTTGGACAAAAAGCCGTTGTTAATATTAACGACAAGGTTGGCTTCTTAAAGGAAGTAGCCATGCACGAAGCTGGACATATGATTCAGCATGTGTGGCAAAAGGATGGTGCTATTGTAGCTCGGATGTTGGGGGATGACACTCAACCGGGGCTTGTTCGTAATCCAGATGGAACTTTAGACCCAGAGTTTAAAGCGTGGGCAGACGAATACAACAACTTGCGCAGGCAGAATGATATGACCCCAGCCGACTTGGGGGAACTTGCTATTGAGTATTATACCGATCAAGGCGTACAAACGCTGCTAGAGGACACTCTTAAAGGAAACCTTTACAAAGAGTCCCGCAAAACTCCACTTCGCCGCACCGTTGAAGGCAGCTTTAGAACATTGTTTAATGCTACGCCTATTGTCAAAAACCTACACTTCAAGATGGGTGGAGCGACTGATGCTGGTGGACGCATGGTGATGGGTACAGGGCTGCTTGCTGACGGGTTTAGGGAGCTGCCAGAAGTTAAGGCGATGGTGCGCCAAATGTACCGAGAAACCGCTGGCAAGCCAAAAGCAGCGAGAGTTCAGAAGGTTGTTGATGTTAAATCCGATAACCCTAAGCACTATCAAGCGACAAGCGTTTTAGATCAAGTTAATAAGCAAATCGTAGAGCGTGGCGAGAAGCTGCCAAACGGTGTTCTTATCCCAGACAAGAACGGCAACGGAGAAGGAATTCTTACTGATGACCACTTAAAAGCATTAGAAGAAGCTGGCGTTATTGATAATGGTGAATTTGGTAAGGCTTTACTACTCCAATCTGAAATTGAAGTCCCGACAAAACATGGCACTCTTCTTGTCAATAAACCAATCAAGCAAGGTCGTTCCGAGCAATTTGGTGGTCTTACGGAGAATTATGTGGTTCCTACAAAATGGGTGCTTAAAAAAGGTCGCTTGTATCTTGAGGCAATGGACTTGCGCCAACTTGAGAAGAATGTTGACCGAGCAGTTAAAAACAAGATCGCCAAAGAACTCAACCTTACTCGCAAGAAGATCTACGAGGATATTGAGAAGTCCGTTGAGATACAAAACAAGGGTGAATCGACTGACGCTTACTATCAAAGCGTAGACCCTAAAAACTGGCAGAGACGGAAGAACTTTATTAACTCTGTTCAAGGTCTTCAGACCAATCGCCAACTTGGAATCAACCCAATGATGCAGAAGGTGTCGCCAGACCTTGTAACTGGAATTTACCGAACATTTGCATTTGACCGACTTCAGAGCGCAATCAAGACTTCTGGCGATGTTATTATTCCATACGGCCCAACATCGTATTACAGCCTTCGTGATAACTTGATGCCCCAGTCGCCAAGATTCAATCGAAATGGAGAGTTAATTTATGAAAACAAAAAGCAAAAAACAGGTAGGATACCTTCTAAGCAAGGTGTCACCATTGACCAGCAAGCAGCAGTCCAAGCTCAAGAAGGAGTTGCACAGCCGCAAGGTCAAGGTCAAGAAGGGCAAGTAAGGTTAATGCCGAAAGGTGAGCCAAATACGGCAAGGTTAATAGATGATGATAAATTCTATTCTCAACTTGAGCGTGTTATTTCTGATAAGGTTCCAACACGCGCCACGAAGCAGCAGATCATGGCTACAATTGACCCGACAAGGGGTAGTGGAGTAAAAGCTGACGAAATCAAGTGGAGCGGAATAGAACAAGAATTGGCAAGTCTCGAGAAGGACGGAAAAGTATCCAAGGATGATCTGCTTAACTACCTTCGTAATGATGGTAGGGCTAAATTTGAAGAGGTCATTCAGAGTGATGTGCCAAATGCCGAAAACCCTATGCTAGTTGCTAAAGCTGAAAGACTTGCTTCTGAAGCGTATAACTCACATCAAAGATATTTAACGGAATATCGTGCGGTTATTAAAGCTGGAAAGATAAAGGATGCTGATGCTAAAAGTAAACTTGATGAGATGGAATGGGAATATGCAACCAAACGAGTGCAAGCAGAAAAAGCTAGATCAGAAGCGTTTGACTCATCTAAGCCTACAAGGCCAACTAAATTCTCCCAATATGTCCTCCCCGGCGGTGAGAACTACCGCGAGGTGGTGCTGGCGATGCCGCACACCACAAAGGCTCAATACGTCATCGCCTACAAAGATGGCAGCGGTCAGCTTGGCGGACTTACTTTCGACACAGAAGCCAAAGCGAAAGCCGAGATGGCTGACATGTTCAAAGGCCGGAACGATCTTGAAGTGCAGCCGTTCTATCGTGAGAAGGCAGTATCAGAATACACCTCCTCCCACTTCCCAGACATTCCAAACTATGTCGCCCACATGCGTACAAACGAGCGCACGCTGGACAATGGAAGCAAGGGATTATTCGTAGAGGAATTCCAATCTGATAGACACCAGGAGGGTAGGAAGAAGGGGTATGCCATCGCAACTGGAACCACTCCAACACAATCACAAGCAAAAGAGTTTTTTGGCATAGCCGACGAAACATGGAATGCAATGCCAGATGATCAGCGACAGGCTTATATCGACGAGATTATTGAAGGCGGTGAACATCTTAAAGGTGGTGTTGCGGACGCACCATTCCGTACCACTTGGCCACTCCAACTCTTCAAACGCGCGCTGCGTGATGCCGTGGATGGTGGCAAGGATTGGATTGGTTGGACGACTGGAGAGACGCAGAATGAGCGGTTTGATTTAAGTAAGTCTCTTGACTCAATAGAAGTCCGCCGGATTGATGGTAGTAATCGCGTAACTGTTTACGGGACAAGGGGCAATAATAATGTTATTACTCAACAAAGCACGCTTGAGGCACTTCCAGATGTAATTGGCAAGGAGTTAGCAGAAAAGGTGATTTCTGATATGTCCCCTAAAGGGACTCCGCAACAGATTCAACGCGCAAAAATCGCAGCGGAAGAAGCCAGAAAAAAACTGCAACAACCCGGAGTAGGATATGATAGTCCGTTGTTTGATGAATATGAGCGTAAAGCTGAAGAGTTCCGTGTATTAAACGGAAAGTCCGATGTCTCATATAGTGGTCTAGACCTAAAGGTTGGCGGTGAGGGAATGAAAGGGTTCTACGACAACATGCTCCCGAAAGAAGTTGGCAAGTATGTGAAACAGTGGGGCGGTAAGGTCGAGAAATCAGAGATAATAACTGAACCGGCATACTTAGAAGACCCGGAAGGGTTTCCAGACAAAAAGTCACCAATCTGGAAGGTGAACATCACCCCAGAGATGCGGAAGATTTCGCAGACTGGTCAGATGCGATATGTTCCACAAGGCAAACCCAAAGCCATAAGGACAAATCAAAAACAACCAAGGAGAAGTGAAGTAAAATATCGCAATCCAGCTCTTGCCAGAAGCATTTCTCTTGCTATAAGTGGGCAGTCGCAAGAACGCGACCAAAACAAATGAGCGACGAAGACCTATCAGCGATTGATAGCAAAGAGGCAATGAAAGAGTTCTTCCTTGAGGTCAAGGAAAGGGCTAAGCAATTCCCTCGGAACACTATCGAAAACTACAACCCGAATGTAGCAGCACAGATCCTCTGGATGCTGGCGCAGGGTGGGCGTATCAATGCTATTGCCAAGAAGTGCAGGGTGACGCATGAGACTGTCCGTGCGCTAGAATGGAGGCATAACGACACGCTGGAGTCTAAGCGCAAGGAGTTCTCCAAACGCTACGCCATTGCTGCTGCTGAGTACACAGACCTTTTGTTCGAGAAAGCAGAGCAGTTGAGCCGTGATCCAGACCAGCTTAAGGCAATCTCACCAGACCGATTGGCGTTGACTATTGGCATTATGACCGATAAGGCTGGACAGCTTTCGGGTATGGCAAGTACCATTGTTGAGCATCGCAAGGGTCCGTCTATTGACGATGCGGCTAAGATGATTGCAGAAGCAAAGTCCCGTATTGCCAATAAAGTCAAAGCCCAAGCGGTAGAAGCCGAAATTGTAGAATGATACCAGAACCAGAATCAAGATACGCAGATTACGCTAAGGATGGTGGTAATCTAGTTCGCTACTACATGGTCGAGCATGACGGCATTAAGCATAAGTGCCATACGCTTTGCTACGCCTCATATCTAGCGGAGAAGTTCAACACTAAGATTTGGAATGTGGTGCTAGAGAAGTTCGTTAAGCCCTTCATTGGCGTATGTAAGCATTGCAAGAAGCGTCGAGAGCTTCACTTTGTTGACGGGAATAGAGGGTCGTTTCCAGCTGAGGAGGATGCGTTTTGTTGCGAGGAGTGTGATAGCGTGTATCACATCAAAGACATCCTAATGGAGACTGGTGCATATAAAACGAACTAATGCAGTGGCGCAAACATCCAATCCTTCAGCCTCCCAGCGATGACGAGGTAGTCTTGATGGAGCCAGATGATCTTATTGAGCTTCATCGAGTGTACCATGAGGCCATCGAGAACGCTGAGAAAGACCCATTCCGCTACGGGTTTAGGCTCCCGCACTGGGAGAAAGCTGAAGAGCAACTAGCGCAAGTCTCTGAGGTTCTGGCACTTGGGGGAAATCGCAGCGGCAAAACTGCGTGGGGTTCTTACTGCGTGGTCAAAGCCGCCATTGAAAACCCAAAGTCAGAGATCTTCTGTTTTGCACAGACATCGGAGGTCAGCATCCGCCAGCAACAAAGCGCGGTGTGGAACTGGTTGCCGCATGAAATGAGGACAAAGCAAACCTCGGCTAACGCTTACATCTCGTACACGAAGAAGAACGGGTTCACGGATAACTCGTTGATCCTACCCAATGCTTCCCAGATCATCTTTAAGACATACTCTCAGTATCAGAACAACCCAACTATCCTAGAAGGCGCAGAGCTTGGTAGCCGTGACCCCCAGTGGCACAACATCGGCGTATGGCTCGATGAGTACTTACTTGGTAATGAGCTTATTGACACCTTGCGCTTCCGTCTTGCTACCCGCAACTCCAAGATGCTGGTAACATTCACGCCGATTGACGGGTGGACGGAAGTTATTAAGGAATACTTAGATGGTGCTACAAGCGTTCAGAGCGTCGAGGCTGAGCTGCTCAACGGTGAGCTAGTACCCTATGTCCAGCGGAGTAAGAAACGCAATGCCAGCGTTCACTACTTCCATAGCAAAGATAACCCTTTCGGTGGCTACGAGCGAATTAAGGAGACACTGGTGGGGAGGCCAAGGGAGGAGATCCTAATTCGTGCGTATGGGGTTCCAGTTAAGTCCCACGCCACCAAGTTTCCCAAGTTCAATAAAGAAGTCAATGTTGTCCAGCCATCAGAGATCCCAACTACGAATGTTACTCGCTATCAGATTATTGACCCGGCGGGTGCAAAGAATTGGTTTATGGCTTGGATTGCTGTGGATGCGTCTGGCACATTTTGGGTATATCGTGAGTGGCCGGGTGTTGATGTAGGTGACTGGGCTGAGTGGAAGGGTGGCAAGTGGATGCCAGGACAAGGGGCTAAGGGCCAAGGGTTTGGTATCCGTGACTACATGGATTTGATTGCCGAACTGGAAGGTGACGAAAAGATTTTTGAGAGACTGATTGACCCTCGTCTTGGAGCTGCCAAGTACCAGTCTGCGGATGGTGCATCAAGTATCATCGAGGATTTGAATGATGCTGGTATGGTTTGTATTCCAGCTCCAGGGTTAGACATCGACGATGGGCTACAGGCACTTATTGGCAAGATGTCATGGGACACCACTAGACCTGCAGATTCGGTCAACCGACCGCATTTCTATGTCTCCTCCGAATGCGAGAATATCATCCAAGCTCTGAGTGAATACACGGGTGATGGGGGTTTGAAGGAGGCGTGGAAAGATCCAGTCGATGTGCTACGCTACGCCGCTATTGCAGGAATAGATCATGTTGACGAATCCAGAAATCTTGCTACAAGACAGGGAGCAGGAGGCTACTAATGGATAACCTAGAACAAACCCGAGCATTCAGTAACACTCTTGATTCAGCTATCGACCGATTCACCCAAGAATTTGATTTGAGTTATGCGTCCGTCATTGGCGTACTTGCAATGAAAGCTATTGAAATCACTATCCAATCATCACTTAATTATGAAGACGACAACGAAACCAGCCGCTAAACGGGGCAGACCTCCTAAAGCTAAGCCAGAAACCCTTGATCCCTCCGTGGGATCTCAAGATAATACCACCTATGAGGGTGACTATCTAGTAATTAGAACATGTCCAAACCCGAATTGGGTGATGGTTCGCATGGATGGTGAGGCAGTCCCAGTTAAGGCTCCACCTAGGGTATCGCACAAACTAGTTGGCAAACCTATAAAAGTTGTTATGATACGCCCCGAAGTAGGCGAGCAGTTCTACGAATACATGCCATCATGAGCGCACCAACAGAAGAGCAAGAAGAGTCGATGATCTACGCCGAGGACGGCCCAAATGTCATGGCGTTGGCTGATGCCTACGACAAGTGCCTTATCGACTTGGATGAGTATTTCGAGGCTTGCTTGCGCTCGTATGATGACCGCCGAAACCTTTGGGAAGGCAAGTCTGACGACCTCCGCAAACAGGGCGCAAATGCCTTCCCTTGGCAGGGAGCGAGTGATATTGAGGTCAATGTTGTGGGAGAGCGTATCGACGCATTTGTGGCCATTCTAGACCAAGCATTGCAGCGTTCCCACATTAAGGCATTCCCAACTTCAATGGCATCCATGCCACGGGCCTCAATGGTGTCTGGATTCCTTAAGTGGATGCGCTCCACATACATCCCGAATTTCCGTCAACAGATGGAATTGGGTGCTAATTATCTGCTAGAGAAGGGGTTGATGGTGTCATATGTCGGATGGAAGCGTGAAAAAAGGACATATTTACAACAGGTATCCATCGAGGAAATCGCACAAGTCTCCCCCGATCTAGCGGAACTTATTGTTAGTGGTGCTGATGACGAGATGGTATTTGGCATGTTGCAGACTGCCTTCCCCGACTTGTCTGACAAACGCGCCAAGAAAGCCATTATGGATCTTCGCAAGAAAGGTCTGGCTGAAGTTTCAATTCCTCGTACATCGGTAGATTGCCCAGTAGTTTACTCATGCGCCCCTGATGGCGAGGTGCTTTTCCCATCGTATGTGACCGATCCTCAACGCGCTCCGTATGTTTTCTGGCGTACATTCATGACCGCGCAGGAGCTTGAGAAGAAGGTAGCCACCGAAGGCTGGGATGCCGACTGGGTTGAGAATGCTATCGAGCGTCTCCGTGGCAAAGATAGCATGTACCTAGACGGCGAGAAGCTCAAGACAATCGACCGCCTTCCCATCACGGACGACAACGACCTTGTTATGGTGGTGTATGGCTACCAGCGTTTGATCGACGAGGAGGATGGTTCTGAGGGAATCTACTGTACAGTCTTCCACCCAACTACCGAAGGCTTCGCCAAACACGAACTTCTTAACGGCTATGACGACTACCCCTTTGTGGTTACGCGCCTATCGAACGACCAGAAGCGCATGTACGAAACCCAGACCTTTTCGGACATCCTCCGTGGAGCGCAAATGCAAATCAAGACCGAGCGTGATTCTCGTATTGATCGTGCTTCTCTGGCTACTCTCCCTCCATTGTTGCACCCTGCTGGTCGTCCGCCCTCTGATTGGGGGCCAGGAGTAAGGGTTCCGTATCGTCGCCTTGGTGAGATCCAATGGGGGCCACCGCCTCCAGCCGACAATGGTTCTGTTGAGGTTGAAGTATCCATGACCGCACAGGCAGATCGTGCCGTTGGTCTGGATATGTCTAACCCAATCTCTGCCTCCCGCCAGCAATTCGTGGTGTCTAAGTTCTTGGATCATGTCCGCGATGTGCTGAACATGGCGTGGAAGTTGTATCAGCGCATGGGGCCAGACGAGGTGTTCTTCCAAGTTACTGGCAACCCTAACCCACAGGTGATGACCAAGGGTTCGGCTGATGAGAACTTCAGCATCGTGGTGAACTTTGACTCACAAAGCAACGATCCAGAGACTGCCGAGACGCAGCTTAAAAACATGGTGTCTTTGGTGCAGCTCGACCGCAACGGCATCATGGATGTGAATAAGTTGCTTGAATTCACGGCATCTAGCATCAATCCGATCTTTGCTGACTATGTCCTCCAACCAGCTGAGGAGGCGCAGCAGAAGGTTGCCAAGAATGTCACAGACGACCTTGCTAAGATCTTTGCTGGCATCGAGGTTCCTGCCCAGCCTAATGGCGCACAGATGGCAATGCAGATGATCCAAGCCTATGTTCAGCAGCCCGATGTGGCAGCTCGCGCACAGCAGGATGAGGCATTCGGTGCAAGGCTTCAAAAATACATGGAGCAATACCAATTCCAGCTTCAACAAATGCAGAACGCTGAGATTGGTCGCATCGGCACAGCTCCCGCTCAAATGGGCGGGGTAATGACCCAACAAATGCAACAAGGATAACTATCCTAACAAGGTCAATTCCCATGGCTATGCTCGCTAGGCCCGTCGAGCTATGATCAAATGGGGACGGTCATCGGATTCCAAATCCGCTTCCGAGTTAACGGGCCGCCAATCTAACACCACTATGACACCAATACCGAAACCAAGCATCCAAGTAGCAGTAGAAGCCCTCCGTGACCGCGAGGAATATACCGCTATCCTCCAGTTTATCCACGATGAGCGTGAGAAGTTCTTTGGTGATTTTCGCCAAGCAGAGTCATCGAATGATGTGATGAAGCTCGCAGGAAGCATCTCTACGCTGGATGAACTACTCTCCGTGTTATCCTAACAATCAATATAGAAAATAATTATTATGATGAATCGCCAAGGCCTTAATAAGGCAGTCTTAAGCAAAATCCAATCAATGGGCGGCATGAATGCCATAAAAGCCCAAGCCGCAAAAGCAATGCCTACAAGCATGTTTTACCGACCAGCTGTATCACAGAATAAGGCTCGTGGAACAATGTCATCGGCTAATCGCGTTGCAATGGGCGGAATATACTGACTGCTTGACAAACCCGCTAGAATAGTCTAAGCATTTCTCGAACCTGCTTCGGTAGGTGTTTTGTTTCGTTTATCATCGTTTCATAGTTTGCGCCCTCGGTAGATTAAAACCCTGCCGAGGGTGTTTTCTTTTGTACCATGCTACATGGTACTTAAACATGGTACTTAGTATTACTAACGGTTAAGTTGACTTACACTTAACTTACACTTGTGACATTTAATTAAGACAGTCACCTCGCTTACGCTCGATCAAACTTCCCTCCGAGAGGAAAAAGACATACCAACCTCTTAGGGCCGTGTTAACAAACCCTATGATTCGTGGTCTACCATGTGGAACCCCTATCTCTAGAGACCCAATTCGGTTGTGCGCTCTTCCCCCCGCTTCGGATTAAAGCCTATAACGGACGCTGGATGATAGGTTGGAATCAGGGCCAGCCGCGAGCCTAATGGTAGTGAAGTATTCTCATACCCCTTTGCCCGTCCTAATGGCTGTCTCGTTCCACTAGGAACTAGCACCTTGAAAAACAAAGGGCTAGCACGAGTCGAAGTAGGAAAACTCGTGCCAGCCCTAGATCCATTGCTCTACGCGCCGGAGGGGTGAATAGTGACGTGAATCCTACTTCGTCGTCAACGCTAAAATACCACATTCTTATCCCCAGTCAATAGGAAATCTTTAAGATCACAATCTGTGATCAAGGGTTAGACCAACCCCTAAGACGCATGCTTGAGCCGAAAGACGCATGCTAGACGGGAAAAGACGCATGTTTTTGCGTCAAATCTTGTGACAAAAAGTACCCAGTATTTGTCACGGTTTTGTCAGAAAAGCTACACATTATTTCTGACATAATGCGTCAAGTCTAATACCTTACCAAACTACTTGACTTAGTAAGGATTAAATGCTTGACTTCGCTCATCGCCGCCGCAGGGCGTTAACCAGCGCACAAAATGACTAACAATACCAATCAAGCTAACGCCGAGGCTGAAGAATCGGTGGACAATATCTCATTCGAGGAGCTTATCGCTCGGAGAATTGGGGAAGCAACTGCACCAGAGGAAACCGAAGAGGAACCCCAGGATGCCGAGGAAACCGAAGAAACCGAACCTGCCAGTCAAAATGACGAGGAAGAGGTGGAGGAAACCGAGGAAGAATCCGAGGAGGAACCAGAGGAAACCGAGGAGCAGTCAGACATAGACCTGTTGAATCTCTCGCCGGAGCAGATCCAAGAGCTTGCCAAAAAAGGTAAGAGTCGCCTCCTTCAACGGATTGGCGAACTCACCGCCCAAAAGCGAACCTTAGAGGAGAAGCTCGCGGCTCAACCGCAGATGACTCGTCAAGTCGAAGAGAACGAGATTCCAGAGGCAATCCGTAAATTGGATAGTTTCGAGAACCTCAAAGAGTTCTACGACGAAATGACGAAGACCCTAGAGTCAACTGACGAGATCTTGGATGAACACGAAGACTACGGCCCAGATGACATCATCACCGTTGGCGATAAAGAGTTCACCAAGCGTCAAATCCGCAAGGCCAACAGGAACGCTAAAGAGGCACTGACCAAGTACATTCCAGCCCAACAGCAGCAGTTGATCAAAGTTGCCCAGTTCGGTGAGATGTCCAAGCAGTACTCCGAGGCAGCACGGAAAGAAGTTCCAGAGATCCAAGACGAAGAGTCTGAGATCGGAAAGAACTACAAGGTGCTAGTCGAAGACCCCCTAGTTTCCAGGGTGAAACGCGAGATTCCAGAAATTGGGATGCAAATTGAATACATTCTTGCTCATGCGGCAAGGTCTATCTTTGGAAAGAAAGCTAAGGCCATCCAAGCTGGAGCTGGGAACAAGTTGAAGGTGTCACCACCCGCTTCCCCAGTTGGATCTGGTTCGGCTAAGTCTGGTTCTAACGCCAAAGCAAAGGTCAAAGACGCATACAGCAGGTTTGAATCGACTGGTTCGGTCGATGATTGGG